ATATTGGTCAACTCTACTGACCCATTTCCACATATATTGTTGAAATTCCTTATCTTTTACAACAAATTTCTGAAAATAATTGTTTGGGGTGCACATTAGAATCACTCCAGACTGTATTTGTGTATTGTAAACGTGGTTGTGTGCCATGGCGTAAGCTGCCATTTGCGTAAAGTAATCTTCAATCCACTCTCTTTTCTTTGGTTTATTGCTTTGTTTAAAATCTATGATAGACTCCCGACCTTCATAAATTCCTACTAAATCGGTTGCACCCGCATATAATCCTGGATAATACAAAGTGATCTCAGACCCCCATATCTCCTCCATAGAGCCCTTTAGACCCTCTTTGAAGATAGTTTGGGCCATGGTGCCTGCTGCCTGACCCATGTCGCTTAAATCAGCGTGTCCTTCGCCTGTAATGTACCCTTCAATAATTCGGTGCATAATAGTGCCCCTGTTGCCTGCTTCATTCTTTATGTTTTCTGCCTTATTTTCGCCTACTTTTTGCTTCCATTTAGCCAATATTGCTTTCTTCTCTTCGGATTGGGTTGCCTGCAAAATTGTAGTAACTGACGGTAACTTCTCTTCTCCAATATCATAATGTCTTTGATCATTAATCAATGACCGTATTGATGCCGGGTACTCGAATCGTTTATTCCATTTCATTAGTTTGTTTTCTCCCTATCTTTTCTATCTAAATATATTTCATACCATGCTGCACAAGATGGATTATCACATGCCCACATAGAACAAATATTAAATTCTTCATCTTCTTCAGATATATCATAATCATTGTTCCATCGAAGCATTAAACCGCAGTTATAACAAAACCGATCGCTCACTTGTTATACTTTTGAAAGTTAATTAAACCCCATACAGGTTTTATATTCGTATAATGATTAGCAATCTTAACTTGTTTTGGGTCTAACAAATTAAACTTAGATAATGCTTTATCGTGTTCCTGATGCCAGGCGCCGTGGTTTTGCCATGTCATTCCCGGTTCAAAGTTTTTTTCAATATGCACTTTGAATCCTATTCGATCTATACCCAAAGCATCCATCACCACTTGATCACTAACGGTTTCTATATGTTTTATAATATACCGATTTCTTATTCTAAGAGCCGAGGCAACTTGTCTTTGTGGATTATTTTTTATATATTCAATTGAATTTTTAACCCACGCTTTTTTTCGTTTTGCTCTGTTTTTAGGATTCTTATGCCATATATGATTTGCTATATGAGCACACTCCCTGCATTTATAAGCTAATCCATCTTTAGCAGCTTTATTTTTATTAAACTCAGTTAATGCTTTTTCTACATTACATTTAGTACATACTTTAGTCGTCATATCTTCCTTTCCATTAGACATTTATTTTTACCCGACTCAATGACTTTAAAATTATAGTATTCTAAAACTTGAGCAACTAAAGCCATATTATATTTAGGGTAATCATCAAACATAATACGTGTGCCTTTTACTGATCTATTGGCAAACCATACTGCTTCAGTAATTACATCCTTAGTCATGTGTGGTCCATCAAGATGAACAAACATAAACTTAGAATTTTTGTGTTCGGTATCATTCATAAATTGTGTATCCGTCATATTACACAAAGTAAATTTACCTTGATTACGATACGGTTTAAAATCATTTAGCATAGTGTCTCGCATATCATCCGTATAATCACATGTATACGCTCCTGTATCATCGTAATGTTGGTATTCGAGGTTTCCATAGGGATCAACGCCAACATGAATATAATTGTTGCGAACGTTATCCATAATAATCTTAGAGCCAAGACCTTCACGGACTCCAATTTCACACGTCTTATATCCTTGGCAGTCAAACCCTTTGGTCCATTTTTCGAGTAATTCGTATTCACTACTATCTCCTCTTATCATTTTCGCCTTTCTCTCTTAACTTGGATTGTAGATATATCTTTTGTTTACGTAACATATCTATCTCCTCTTCTAATTTTTTTATATGGGCTACAGAAAGTAAATCTCTTTCTTTCTGTATGTTTTTAAATCTAGGTTCATCTATCATAATTTCTCCTTGTGATTTACATAGTGGACATTGATTGATTATCTCCGTTGGATTGTCTATCGACTCCTTCACTTTGATATAGCCGTTTCCATGGCATCTTGGGCATGGTTTTTTTTCCATGATTTTCCTCCATTTCTTTCATTACTTTACTTATTTTCTTTCTAACTATATTACCATCTAATTGAGCTAACTCACATACCTTATTAAAGTCTCTATTATCTTTAGTAACGTAATCTAACTCAAAAGATTTCTTACCATTATAAAATTCACTGAATTTTATAAATGCAGTCTTAACTTTAATTGCATCTTCTATCGCTACAATTAAAACATTTCGCCATAAATTTCTAATAGGATCTCTTGTGTCGTATTCTACTAGAGTTTTAAAACCGAAATTACCTGGTTGATATCTTGCCATTTAGTTTTCTCGCTTTCTCATTGATTATTATGTCTAACGCTTTGGCCCTTGAGACTTGTACCTCGGGGACAATGATCTTTCTAATCTTGTCTAACTTGTTACAGCTATCGTGTGACAGTGCGACAGATTTGTATTTACTTATATCAGTCATTATTGTATCCTTTCATTATTTAATAAATAACAATATAGGATAATTATATTTTTTTACAAGATTGTCAATGAAATTTTTACTCACAATAGCAATTTGTTCTTTAACTACTGGTGAATGTGTTATGCCTAAATTAGAAGAACTAGGTATGAAACAATTTTATGGCACACATTATGGTTGTGTACGTGCCGGATTAGGTGATTCGTTTGAATTATTATTTGACGGAAAGACTTTCAGTGCTAACCATATTGAAAAATTAGAACTTTACCCTAAATTTTTTTGCGAGAAGATAGTCGTTCCTCCTCCGAAACCGGACAAACCTGGGACACCGTCTTAATTAATTTAAACCATTGATCCCTGATGCCTGGGTCCCGAGTCTTGTTATATTCGACCGCTAGAGCGTCTGCCTTGTCCGTTATATTTTTTAAAACTACGTTTCTCATTTTTATTCATCCTTTTTTTATGTTTCCCAGGTCTCTTCCTAGGCTTCGGTCTTTGTACGAAGTCTTTAAATTTCTTTGCCATTATCTATTCTTTTACATTCAATTGATGAATCAACTAACCAAGTAACTAATACATCTCTATTTTTTCCTGAATTATTATTCATATAATGTTCATAACATGGATGAGGTAAAAAAGCTACTAGTTTTCCTTTTTCAGATTTTATTGCTTTATTATGTCTTGGAAAAATTAAATCTGCATTCTCATTAGTTGTTAAGTTTACAGTTAAGGATAAAACTCTAGGATTAAAAACTTCATCACTTTCATTAAAAACTCCGTCAGCATGTGTAAACAATCTGTCTCCATTTTTATATCGGTGAAAAGAATACCCAGTGTCTTTCATTTTTACATTATTTAAACTAAAACTATAAATTAATCTTTTACTTATAAAAAGATTAATTCTATCAAATATTTTTTTATCTAAATCTTTTAATTTTTCATGTTCCATAGTATAAACACTATTTCCTTGACGATTATATTCTGCACCTAGTTCATTATAATTAATTAATGAACTACATCTTTCTATAATTTCATCACAAGATGAATTGTCTAAAAAATTATTTATCTCTATGAACATTTTGTTTTATAAATTCTTTATCACTTTCAGTTAATGACATGTATCGTATTCGTCCATTTATGTGTTGCTTGGTATCATGACCACAGTTTGTGCATCTATAAAACTCAGAAACGATAGCAACTAAAATTGCTTCTTCTTCACATTCTTCACAGAAACCATGAACAGTATCTATTTTTTGAAAAATTTTATATATTTTTGTCATACGAGATCTACTGCCTTTCCTATTATGGGTTTGTATTTTACTTTTTTACCTTCTCTATAAGCATGCATAAATTGTCTTCTAGGTTGGTAAGGTACCCAACTAGCATGGATCCAGCCACTGTTGGGCTCTCCTGGCGTATAGAATTCTAAAATGAGTTGATCTGTCTCTAGGCACTTATGTATCCAATCTGCGAGTTCTGCATTATCTACACCAATTACTTCGAAATCTGCGGCCTCAGCTTTGGCATGCTGTGAATTTTCTGAACTACCTATTGCTCTACATAATTCCGGAGACCTGAAGCCTGAGGTCACCTTCACTCTACCAAACTGATCTCGTACCGGCTGCAGTACATTTTCACACAGTTGTTTTAACTTATCAATCTGATCACCATTAGGATTGTTATCAATATTTAAACGGATTGCGGTATCCGATTTAATCAATTCTTGAAGTGTAAAATTCCTTGAAAGTTTCATTAAAATATTTTTCCTAAATTCCATTTCCACATATGATGTGAATTTTTTATTGTATTATACACA